GGCCCTTCTGACTACTATCAACAACCTCTTTTCTAGGGGAATTCCCCTTGACTTCTGTCTAAGCCTAGACAAATAATGGGTAAAATAAGGAGAAATCTATGCAAAAACAAACGCCCTACGACACAGGGAAGGTCAAGATTGGCCTAACCTACACCCCACCACCGCCCCCAACTACGCCTGAAGCTGACTGGATTCAAGGCGTTTTGCTTGGGGATCGGCAAGGTTTGTCTGAGCTTACGCTCGTGACAATTCAATCCATCGGGCTTATAGCCTTTATCATCATTGGCATTTTTTTAATAGGAGGAAATACAAATGCCTGACATGCAGACCGCGTTAAGTAACGCACTAAAAACCACAATCAACGACTGGGAGAAAGACGACATGCAAACCACACAAACAAACACCAAGCCCCGAGGCAAACGCTTCTTTGACGTTACCAACAACGTAACCCGCGCCACGTTCGATTACTTGAAGAAGAACCCTAACCTGACATCGGCTGAAATATGCGCGGACATGACGCGCCTTGGCTTTAAGGACAGTTCGGTGGGCTCGCTCCTTGCACAGTTTGCCAAGCAAGGGTTAGCTGAGAGAGACGATAGGGGTAGGTACATCACCATCGTGGACGAGTACCGCCCACTGAAAGCCAAGAAGAAAACCCTGACCCTCGTGTCTAAACCTGAAGAAATTAAACCCAAGCGCAAGTACGAGAAGAGAGCCGTGACAGGTATCGGTGCGTTGCTACGAGAGAAGCTGGAGAATATGCCTGTGCCTAGCCAAGATGCGCTTGATGCTGCAGCTTATGCCATGGGCGGACATGTACCTGCACAAAAACGCATGATCTCGCTTGTGCGTGTCAAGTCGCCCGAAGATATCTTAAAAGACATGACTGTGTATCAGGCACACGACTTGTACCGCCATCTCAAAGAAATGTTTGGAGGCTAAGATGGAAGATAAACATGACGACGAACCCGCATTCCCCTATCAAAACCATCATGGTCACAAGTTTATGGGCATGACCCTGCGTGACTACTTTGCGGCCAAGGCATTGCCCACTGCGGTGAAGCTAAACACACAGCAGTACAACAGGGAACTTGGTAAAGAATGGTTTTGGGACGACGACGAAGACGCCGCGTTTGCTGCAAGCGTTGCGTATCAATTAGCAGACGCAATGATGAAAGAGAGGCAGAAATGAACTCGACTCAACTGCAAGCCGAACTGATTGAGGGTCTGACCCAAGAAATTTGCAAGACTATTGAAAAATACGAAGGCTCGATACACGCTTCAACGGTGCTGGGCGTGTTGGACATAGTCAAGCACTGCATACTTATGGAAATCATGGAGGAAAATAATGAGTGACACACTTTTTAACAAAGAAGACTTCGACCAAATCTTTGGCAAGCCCGAAATGTACATAAGGCCAGACCCTCTGGTGCGTAACGCTGTGCTTGAAGAAGTAGCGCGTGAGATTGAGAAGATGACTGTGTTTGGCAAAGACACGATCGACAGCTTCGTGGTATTTATAAGGGACATGAAAACATGAAAGATGGAGGCGCTTTTAGTGTAATGGGTAGCAACAATTTTGCAGTTAGCCCACAGCAAAAGTTTACAAAGTTGGTAAATAAACGGGGTTTGCTGTGTTGGAAATGCCAACAAAACAAACCCCGTCAAGGCGGCTCAGAGAAAGTGATGGATGGATTTGGCGGTAGGTTACGCAGATTCATCTGTCAAGATTGCGTTGAAGCTAAACAAAAAACTTTGGAAGAGAAAACATGAATGGTTTTGTCAGACGGCAATTAGATATTGGTAGTACGCAACCTGTGCACAAGTACAAAGAGTGCGCTCGGTGCAACGAGTCGAAGCCACCCGAGGGCGGGATTCAACTGAGCCAAACTAAATGGCACTGCGCAAGATGCTGGGCCAACGGAGTAATAAGCAGGAACTTAAAAAATGCCAAGACCTAAACCACCAGAGCCACTACTGGGACGACAAGTCCGAATGTCTGACAGGCATTGGATGATATTGCAGCAACTTGGCGGGGCTGAATGGTTGAGGACTATCCTTGACAAGAAAGCACCCATGCCCAAGAAGTACTACGACAACGAACTGGCGCGTATCAGCAACCCTGCTGACGCTGTATTTTTACAACGAAGAAAAGGAGAAATAAATGATTGAACTTGCGACAGAAAACGACGGCGAAGAACTCAGCTACGTCAGCCTGTACGAAGGCGCTACGCTTGAGCAAGCTGGCCATATATGGAACAGCGTCATCAAGAGCGATGGCGGTCACTGCCCTGTGTGCGATAGGTGGGGTAAGCTGTACAGGCGCGGTATCAGCGCTGCCATGGCACGGCAGTTGATCTGGTTATGCCTACAAGACCCGCGTGAGGATGGTTGGGTGGACGTACAACGCACTGCCCCTGATTGGTTGCTACGTGCCCCGCAGATAGGTACGTTGCGGCACTGGAGCATGGTACTGGATGCGCCTGTGAAGGGTGTGAAGAGCCGTACGGCAGGGCTGTGGAAGCCGACAGCCATGGGCTTGGAGTTTGCATACAACAAACTTTCTGTGCCCAAGTACAAGTACATCTACAACGACACCGTGTTTGACACCGAAGGCGCTGACGTCACCATACTTGACTGTATTGGTGAACACTTTGACTACAACGAACTTATGAATGCGAACTACTATGGCGAATACACCGGAATGGAAAGTGAAGAAAGCGGTGAGGCTTCTGCTTGATAAGCTGGGCATCTACCACTTCATGCCCCCTGCTAACGGCTTTGGCCGTGCAGGGATACCTGACATCGTTGGCTGTATGGACGGACACTTCATCGCCATCGAGTGCAAAGCAGGCAAAGGCACAACTACAGCCCTTCAAGACAGGGAACTTAACTTGATTCTCAATGCAGGGGGCACGGTGTTCATTGCCCGTGAGCACAACATACCAGACCTAGAACTATTACTGAAGGAGAAACAAAATGAGTTACGCACAAGGTGACTTCTCAATGACAGAGGAAGAACTCGAACGCAGGGTCGAGGCCATGTCAGATGAGGAGCAACACCATTTCAGATTACTGATTCACAAGATCGTGATGTGTTATGGCGAAGGTAAAGCACAGGGTGTGTTCATCATTGGACGCGCTGAAGATCAAGTCGCAGGAGTCGTTACCCTAAACTGTAATGAGATGGAGGCGTCGCAACTCATGTTGGCGGCAAACGATTTTTTCGGCTTTCTCAACGTCCTCGACGCACCACCCAAGGAGAAATTTAATTGACACAAGATGAAATCCTAGATGCACTGCACAAAGTGGTGCAAGAGAACAAGCATTACACAACGTGGACTGTATCAACCCCGCACTTGGTTGCGTTGGTCAAGTTAGCGATTGAGCATGAGCGTGAGGCGTGTGCAAAGATTGTTTTAAACGAGGCTTATCAATATACGTCACCAGTATGGGCATTTGAAATTGTGAACGACATCCGAGCAAGAGGAGATAACAAATGAAATTCAGAAAGAAGCCTGTGGTGATTGAGGCCACACAATGGTTCAAGATGGGCGACCACCCCGCAGTTGAAAAGCATGATCGTGAAGAAGGTTTTGGTAAGGTTTACACGCTTGAAGGGGAGCACATTGTCACCCCTTGCGATTGGATCATCACAGGCGTAAAGGGTGAGCACTACCCATGCAAGCCTGACATCTTTGAGATGACATACGAGCGCGTGGAGGATGTATGAGCACGAGAAAACTTGGCACTTACGCAACACGAGAAGAGTTTTTAGAAAACGAGATTAGAACTCTGAACTACCACATTCAAAGCATGATCGACACCATGAAAGTGATGTCAATGAATCGGCAGGATATGTCGGACGAGTTGGCGCGCATGAAGCAGGAGATCAAATCCGCAGTCCTAGCCGAGCGTGAGGCGTGTGCTGAAGTTTGCAAGAAACACGCTGATTTTTATGCGGGGCTTGAACCAAGCCCAATCGCGCAATCAGCATGGGCGGCTTGTATTGATAACCGTGACACTATTCTAGCAAGGGGTCAGTCATGACCAAACCATACGACAGAATAATAACCATCGACTTCGAGACCTACTGGGACACCAAGGAAGGTTACACACTGAGCAAGATGACAACAGAGGAGTACATACGTGACCCAAGATTCAAAGCCTTCGGAGCCTGCATCCATGAGTACGGATCAGACAAACCAACCCAGTGGTACAGAGGAGACGAACTCAAACGCATCTTGGGTTGCTATGATCCTAAGACCACTGCTGTTCTGGCTCATAACGCTCAGTTCGATGTGTCTATATTGGAGTGGGTATATGACTGGCACCCATGCTTCATTTTTGATTCTCTTTCTATGGCTCGTGCTCTACGGGGCGTCGAGGTGGGAAACTCATTGATGAAGCTGGCCGATGCTTTCGGGCTACCGCCCAAGGGCACGGCTGTGTACAACACCAACGGCTACACGGAACTCACGCCTGCCATGGAGAAGGAGTTGGCTGACTACTGCGCACACGATGTGTACTTGTGCGAGGAGATATTCAAACGCTTGGCCAAGGGCTACCCGTCCAGTGAACTCAGACTCATCGACATGACGCTGAAGATGTACACACGCCCAGTGTTGCAGCTTGACGCCCTCATGCTACATAACGCAATCGAACAGGAGAAAGAAAAACGTGAAGCCCTACTACAAAAGCTCGGCGTGGAAGAGACTGCGCTGGCATCGAACCCGAAGTTTGCTGCACTACTTGAGAAACTCAATGTGGTTCCGCCAACCAAGGTCAGTAAGACGACTGGCAAGCAAGCGCTTGCCCTCGCTAAAAATGATGCCCTATTTCAAACGCTCCTCAACGGTGAACGTGAAGACGTTGCCCTACTTTGTGAAGCGCGTCTTCGGGTTAAATCGACCACCGAACGAACTCGCGCTCAGCGATTCCTTGACATCAGCCAACGCGGTGCCCTACCCGTACCTCTCTCGTACTACGGGGCGCAGACGGGTAGGTGGACGGCGGCCAAAGGCTCGGCCATCAACATGCAAAACCTCAAGCGAGGCTCGTTCCTACGCAAAGCGATTATGGCTCCCGAAGGCCACCAACTCGTTGTCGGTGACTTATCGCAGATTGAACCGCGAGTCCTTGCGTGGCTTTCAGATTACCAAGATATGCTCACGATCTTCAGGGCTGGCGGTGACCCATATGCCGCGTTCGGTTCTCAGATGTTTAATATTCCCGGGCTTACCAAAGAGTCTCATCCAGACCTACGCCAGTCTGCAAAGTCAGCGCTTCTCGGGTGCGGCTACGGCCTCGGGTGGGCGGCTTTTGCGGCGCAACTTCTTGTCGGATTTCTTGGCGCTCCGCCGCAACGGTATTCGAAAGACTTTGCTAAGAAGCTGGGTGTAGACGGTAAGTACATCGACAAGTTCCTTGAGTGGGACGACAACTACACCAAGATGATGGAGATACCGCATACATGTAGCGATCAGGAGCTACTAATTCACTGCGTGGCGGCCAAGAAAATCATCGACAAGTACAGGGCTACAGCGCACCCCGTTGTGAGCTTCTGGGACATGTGCTCTGGCCTCATACAAACATCGCTTGCAGACGGCAAAGAGTTCGTGTATAAATGTATTACCTTCAAGAAGGGGGAGATAGTCTTGCCTAACGGCATGAGCTTGCTCTACCCTGACTTGCGACAGCAGAAGGACGAGAAAGGTAGGAGCCAGTGGATATACGGGCCAGACGCTACCAAACTTTACGCAGGCAAGATCACGAACAACGTGGTGCAAGGCACTGCACGTATTGTGATGACGGATGGGATGCTACGAACCGCAAAGAGGTACTTTGTGGCGGGAACGGTGCATGACGAGCAGATCGTTGTTGTGCCGGAGGCAGAGGTTGAGGAAGCTAAGACTTGGGTCTTGGCTCAAATGACTATGGAGCCGCCCTACATGAAGGGTATCCCATTGGACGCTGACGGTGGTGCGCATCGTCGTTATGGATTAGCAAAAAACTAAAAGGAGAAAGTATGAGATTACCAACGCGTATGCGTGTGGGAAAGAAATGGTACAGCGTGGAGGTGGTGGAAGCCATGCTTCACCGCCGAGATATGGGGCGCACGTTCTATCCAGAGCAGTGCATCCGGCTTGGCAAGACCAGCAACATCACAGGGCGTAGGTTTACCAAGGATGAGTTGGCTGACACGTTCTGGCATGAGGTTGTCCACGCCATACTGGAAGACATGGGGCAGTACGATCTCAACAAAAACGAGGCGTTTGTCACACAGTTTGCCAACCGATTAACAGTAGCAATAAAGACTGCGAAGTTTGAATGACCAAGCCCATTACATGGAGCCACTCATCCCTCAAGGATTACGAAGGCTGTGCCCGTAGGTATCACGAAGTGAAGGTCTTGAAGAACTACAAGTTCCAAGAGACTGAAGCGACGCGCTACGGC